GATACCTTTTATAGTATTTGCCATAGTTCACACCTCTTTACTGAGGAAAGAGAGCCTCGATATCATTCTGAGTAGCGATCTTCGGCCACTCATACTTGTCATTGGATCGTTCTGTAAGTAATGCGAATATCTGTCCGCACGAATAGAGCTTCATGTCTGACTTCTTGATACCAAGTTCCAGAGCTCGAAGCTGAAATAAGCTCGTAGTCATCTTACGAGTGGTCTGTGCGGACCTTATGCGTTTTTTACCGACTTAGGGAGTGCCTGATCGAGGTGTATCTTTTTCCAGATTTCTGTTGAGATTTCTTTATTCAAAAAATCACCAAACTCATGTTCACCCAGGAACATCAGATAATCTTTGTAGCTGACTGAGTAATTCTTGGATTTGAGTTTGGTACCGATATAAGCGATCTTCGGAGTGATTTTCTGCATCTTCAGACCGGCCTGAGTATTATATGCAAGAACTTCCTGAGCTTCTTCCTGTGTCAGTTCATCAACACTCTTCTCTTTGAGAGCCTTGATTCTGTTAGAAGGTCTGAGTTTTGCCAGGATATCAAAGAAGTCTTCATCAAAAGCAACTTCATACAATTCGTAGAAAGCTGCGTTAATTTCTATAGTATTTACATCGAACATTTTATTTCTCCTTTTCCTTTAAGAAAAAAGGTCGGCACCTAAGCACCGACCTTTTTAAGCGTTTTTATCGTTCAATCATGACTCACCGCTGAATGACGGTACGTAAACAGACTGATAGAAGTTGTTGTAAGCTTCGGGATCAATGTTTGCTCCGGTGAAAGCCTTGATAAGGTGCTTCTGGATTCCATCGATCTCAACGTAGTCTGTACGAGGCATAGCCTGGAACTTGACTGTCTGTGTAGCGATAGTGATATCACCAGTGACATCAACAGTCTCTGACTCGAAACCAGGTCTCTCAGAGAGGCATACCTTGTAGAAGACATAACGATTAGGATTCTTATCTGTCTCGATCTCGAACATGAGAGCGAAGTAAGAGACTTCATCCTTATCAGTCTCAACGATCATTCCGTTATCATCCGCAGTGTTACCAAGAGTATCAACGAGGATATCATCCGGAATCTTTGCACACTCGAAGTCACCCTCATAACCACGATTGTTAGAAATCGTGTAGTATGCTGTGTTATCAGCTGAGAAGATAACCGGATTTCCGTTAGGATCAAGCGTGAGATGAACTGCACCGGGCCAAGCCTTAGGAGTGCCATAAGACGTAGTTACGACACCAGTCTCAGGATCTGTAGTCTCGGTGAGTTTTGCGTAATGGACATTTGAAAGTCCATAAAATACCTTTGACTTATTAGGCATTTGTATTTCCTCCTAAAAATCTTAAATAAAAATAGGTCTCACATACATGCTCAGAAGCTTCATCGTTAAATTCCACACTGTAAGGGAGTGGAATACCATTGAGAACATCCTTCAAGTCCTGGATGAGACCGTAGTCATGGACTTCACTTTCGACCAGGACAAGTCTCAGCGAAGTAGTTTCTGCGTATGTACGATTGTCAGCTGCGAAGTTAGGCTGTTCGATATCATCGAGCACGAGATAAGGACAAGCTGTACCATCCGGAGCTTCACCGGAATACACATCAAAATGAGCATCCGACAGAGTTTTGATAAGAGTTTGAATAGTCATAGACGATTCTCCAATTCTTTCATAATCTTTTCTTCGATCATCTCTTCGACCGGAGCTATATGAGGATAAGCTGGAGCACGACCAACCTTCTGACCGTTTACTATAATGTCATGACCTTTCTCAAGAAGATGAGTCAGTCCAGGCTGTTTATTGTATACGGTGTATTTGGCATTGACCTTCTTAACTCTCCATGATTTAGCATACTTTCCGCTTGAAGCAGGAGATGACCACGTCAGAGCCTGTTTAGCCTCTTTCGCAGCATCACTCATTACTTCATCAACAGTACTATTTATGTCAGAAGTATACTGACCGAGAATAGTGTTGACCTGAGCGAGTAAGCTATCCATTATTACCAACCCTCTCTCCATAGTAGAGCTCGATCCGATCGGTACCGACCTTGAAAGTGCGGTATATGGTAAAGGTATCTTTTCCAAGTTTGAGTTTGGACTCACCTTCATAATCGAATGAGCTGATCTCGATGATTCCCTGTGGTCTCAATCCTGCTTGCTCTGCTTTGTAGTACTCATTCTGGTAGACCGACTTCTGTGTTCCGATGAGCTCACGCTCTTTCGGAGTTCTAATAGTCTGGCCCATAGCATCCTTCGTGATGGTCTCGGAAAGAAGTGAAAAGTCAACTATCTGATTCATCCTGAGCATCCTCCGTGATCTGAGAACTTGAATGATTTCTCATTTTGAGAAGTGCTTTCTGTGACCAGTATGACTTTTCAAGTCTCTGAGCCTGTTCATTATCGAGCAAGTCGCCCATGTTCAGCTTGACGTAAGTCTTGACGGCCGTAATGACAAGCTGGTCACTATTTGTAGGAGTATAAGGTACTCCAGAGCTGTCAGCGACACCGGATTCCTCAAGGTCAAGGAATGCAGCATCAATCAGATCCGTAATCTCATCCTCAAGCTTAGTGGAAGAGGTTCTACAAGCAAGCTTACAAGCTGTTATGATCTGTTCTTTTGTCATATATGCCTCCAAGAAATCAGATTAAAGGCTATCCCCGGAAGAGATAGCCTCGAATCATTGTTATCAGGACTCAGGTGCATCGCCCTTCTTGATACCGCAGAAAGCGTTAACTGCGATAGCTTCAAGACCTGCGAAGAGCTTTCCTGTGATCTTAACCTTATCAGAAGGACCATCCTCGTTAACGACTGTCTTTACATTGAAGCCGTTAGGAAGGTTAGCTCTGAAACCAAAGCCGTAGTCACCTACGATAGCATATACCGCACCGTCTGCAGCTGTGTCATACGCAGGAAGCGTAGAATCGTAAACAACAGGAAGATCTGCGAAGGGATCAAGAGTGTTGAGTGTACGTGTAGCTTCATACTGGCCCCAAGTACGTCTGTTCATTGTGATGCAGAGATCCTCAGCCTCATCTGAGATGTTGGAGATAGCAGCAACAACACCGGCACGACCGATCTCAGCATAAACAGCAGCCTGACCAGCCTTTGTAGCTGTAGAAGCACCGATACCATCGATGATCTTTGCAACAACAACGTGCTCAGCCTTCTTTACGATCTTGTAAGAGAGCTCATCGTATACATAGTCAAGGAATGCCTGACCACGAAGATCCATAACCTCATCAGATACGGAGATCCACTTCTTGATGTTCTTAGGAACGATTGTAACTGTACCGAGTGTGAGCTCTTCCTCATCCGGTGCATCGTCACCTTCCTCATGGATAACAGCATCTGTACCGCTGATCTCGAAGTCGATTGCAAGGTTGCCCTTGACCTCACTCTTTGAGATTCTGGAGAACAATTCACTCTTCTCCCATGCTGTACGGATCTTCTCTTCTACGAATGTAGGAACGGAGATCTGACCACCCTCCTCAGCATTCTTAGAAAGCAAAGCTCTTACTTCAGACTGATCGCCTGTCTTGAGCATCTCAGCGAAAGCATCGATGTACTCTTTTGAGTTTCTGAACTCTTCGTTTGTCTTCATTGTTCTTTCCTCCGTAGGTATAGAAATGTTGGCTTCATCACCGTCACCATCGATGACAGCTTTGAGATCTGCTTTTCTCTGTTCATCTGCGAGAAAAGCCTTGCGAGCTTCGAGAGCATCTACCTCTTTATCAAGAGCTTCAAAATCTGCTTCGGAACTCTTATCGTCAACGATTGCTTTGATCTCAGCCTTACGAGCTTCGACCTGTTCCATCGTCAACTCATTGATTTCTTCGATCGTCATATTACTGACCTCCTAAGATTTTGAATTTGAGTTCGAGTCTCTTACGAGCCTCTTCTCTCTTTATTTCCTGCTCTTTGGCGATTGCCTCTCGAATCTCCTTCGAGACCTCGTCTGATACTCCATCAGCATAGGCACGAGCTGAAATACTGGTTTGATCGTTAGCCGGAAGACTTACAGCTGATACATCGTAAAGTTTTCCGATCTTCTCGATGGTTCTAAGGACCTTATATGTCACCGAACCATCTTCTTTCCTTTCTTCGGTTCTGTCTCTCTTATCCTGAGATACTGTGAATCCAAAGCTCATCTTGTTGGTATAGCCACCTTTGATCTCTTCATACAGCTGTCTTCCGATCTCGGTACCACCAAGCTGAGCTCTCATGTGAGGTGTCTTACTGAACTCAAGTTCGAGTGTGTTGTTGGTTTTGCGAGCAAAAACTCTTCCCTGATGGTCATACTGCATGATGACATCACTGATGTCAGTCTCATCAAAAGCTCCACGCTTCACCTGTTCCCAGACTTCAAGTCTGTAACCAGGTTCGTTATAGCTATAAAGCAGATAAGGACTGTCATATGTAGAAAAATCACCTTCGACAATCTTATTTTCATCGTCTGACGGTGCAAGTGTGAGAGCTCTGTACTCTCTGTCTGATTTGATAGGCATTGATCTTAACCTCCTTAAGATTCATCTTCTGTATCTGTAGTGTCCTGTGTATCGTGATACTCGCCACGAGCTAGGAATCTCTGTCCTGCTCCATCCGGGAGAGGAGCAAGATTGAAAACATCACGAGCTTCATCTATCATCAGCAGACCACGATCGGTCATTGTCTGAACATATTTGAGCTTGTCAGCGAAGTTCATATAAGCGACTCGGTTTGCTGTCGCTATGACTTCATTCTTATATGTGATCTCACGCTCGGAGAAGAGAGCTGATGTCATCGTCTCTGAGAACTGGATCGAGAACGGTTCGATCGCTCCCTCGAAGAAAGCTGCCCACTTATCACCGGAAGCCTTATTCATCAGAATGTCTTCATTGACACCGAAGTATGAATAAACGTGAGTGTTGATAAGCTCCATCTGGTCCTTATCCGGTGTGTATGGCTTGATCTCAATCTGTTTGATGTCAGAGTAGGTATTAGGGAAAAGAAGAACCCCTGTCTTCTTTGCCTCAGGCCCGAAAGCAGATTCGGTGAACTGCTCACGCTCTTTGTCAAGATCGCTCTGCTTTGAGAAGTTAGCGAGCTTAGCCATGAACTTATATCCGGCCGTTGACTTGACCGCCTGTTTGATTCCTTGCTTCTGAATGTGAAGAAGATCCAGAGTCTCATCCAAGACATCATTCTTTGATCCGAAGAAGTCATTCTTGAACTGGAACTTGGTCAGGATAGCACATTCATTCAGCTTACAAGCAGCTGTCGCTCTGTCATT